CTACAACCATCTCGACTATATTTTATTTTAAATATCTTTAATAATCAGTCGCTTGTGGTGTTTGTTTTGTGACGTGGCGATGAAGTGGCGGCAGCTTATCTTCTGCCGCCATTTTTATTCCGGTAGCTCGTCGAGTTTCACTTCGAGCTGCAGGCGGTTGGTGTAGCCCTGATTGGTGAGGTCGTGCACCACCTGGGTGAGCAGCCAGTCGGCCTCGTCTATCTGTGGCTTGAACCCCCTGACGGTGGTGGGTTGTTCCGGGTAAAGCTCGGGCCGGCCCCTGGCCAGGGTGATGTCGAACTCGGCCACTCCGCGCTGGATCCGCTCCCACTCTGCCCTGGCCGCCCGCATGGCGTTGGCCTGGTTGGCGTAGACGTGGCGCAACTCCTTGACGTTCTCACTGCTGCCGACCAGCAGCTCGTTCTCTTTCTTGTTGACCACGACGCCCGGCGGCAATGGCCGCTCTGGTTTCGGCTTGGTCTTTCTCTTGCGCTTCACCTCGACTTTCTTTTTGTCTGCGGCCTTGTTGTCTTGCCAGTAGGCCGTCACGCCGGTGTAGGCGTCGCGGTCTGCCACTGAGAAGCGGTGCTGATCGCCATCTTGGCGGGTGATGGTGATGGCTGGCAGCGGCTGGCCCTTTGCGGTGGTGCCCTGACCTGCCTTGATGAACATCAGGCGGCCAGATTTGACGGTAGAGATGGCATCGCACTGGCCGGCCAGGCGGGTGAGGAAGGCCAGATCGCTTTCGTTGGCTTGGTCGATGTGGTCGATCAGTTGCCCCTTGAGCGAGTCACCCACGCAAGGGGTGAGCTGGTAGGTGGCGGCCACCTGCTCGACGATGCTGCCTACGGTGGATTGGTGCCAGCTGCGCTCGCGCAGCTTGTTCATGCTGCCGCGCAGGTCAGCCGATTTGCCCCGGATGGTGAGCACATCCGGGGCGCCGCCGTGTTCCACTTCGTCAATCTTGTAGGTGCCCTTGTCGACCAGGGCGCTGTCTTGCCAGCCGATGAGGGCACGCAGGGTAGCCCCCCGGCGCGGCATGTCGAGCTGACCGTCGCTGTCATCGAGGGTGATCTCGATGGTGTCGGCGGTGAAACCCCGGTTGTCGGTGATGGTCATCGACATCAGGCGCGGGCGGATGGCGGCCGAAATGTCTTTGCCATCGACCAGCACCTGGTAGTCCGGCACTGGATGCCCTTGGCGCAGGGCATCGAGCGAGTTGGTGATGCCGAGATTCTCGGCCAGGCGGCTGCCGAACTGGTCGAGCGCCCCCATCAGAGGATCCCCCCCAGCTTGCCGCCGATGCTACCCATGAGTTTGCCCACCCCCAAGCGGCCGAGCAGGTTGCGCGCGGTGCGCCCCAGCAGGGTGTTGCCCAGCGTGCTGTCGTTGTCGTCGACCCGCTTGAGTTTGATGCTGAACTCTATCTTGCGGGCGGCACCATCGCTGGAAAACTCGGTGCGGGTGGTGCTGATGCCCTCTATCACGAACGAGCCACGCATCACGCCATCGCCCTGGATCAGGGGGAAGGCTTCACCGCTGTCGCCCATCTGGCGCAGCATGTCGAGTGATACCGGCCCGCCGGTCAACTCTGGGTATAGCACCCCGCTCAGGGTGCTGGTTTCATCGTCAGGGCCTAGGAATTGGTAAGCCGGGCGAGCGCCGACCCGGTTATTGCCCGGGTGGCGCCATGCCCATTCGTCTTGCTGGGATTGAGGGGCAACTGTCGAGCGCATAAACACGAACCAGCCCAGGGTCATCATCATGGTGGTTGCTCCTTAGTTGCGATCGCCCAGCGTGGCGCGGCCACGGGCGGCGGCCTGCCGCTCGCGGCGATCCAGCTCTCGGCTTACCTCTTGTGCTACATCCGCTGCTGATTGCCCCGGTTGCTGCACGATATGGATAGGGGCGGTGATTTGCGTTGTGGTATTGCCTCTGGCGACCGGGCGTGGCGGCGTCACGATGCGCGGGCCATAACCTGAACCTCCAGCCATCGCGGGCGTGTTGTAGTTGCCGGTGAGGTAGCCTGACGGATTGACGTTCGCGGTGACTGTGCCGCCCCCCTTCATCCAGTCCGGCAGCAGGTCGGTGAGGGCTTTTATCTTGTTCTTCAAGCTCTCCCACTTTGCACTGATGCCGCCAATCAGGCCGTCGATGATGGCTTTACCCTTGTTGGCGGCCCCTGCTGGCAGGGTATCGAAGAAGGCCCAGATCTCGTTCCAGTGCATGATCAGCATGCCGATAGGGGTCCATGAGAAGAGCTCTTTCAGGAGTTCCCAGAAGGCGAGAGCTGGGGCCTTGCACTGGGCCCATAGGTCGCTGAACCACTTGGTGACCCCATCCCAATTTTTGTAGAGCAGGAAGGCACCGGCAGCGATTGCCGCAATGCCCATAATGAACCAGCCGATCGGGGTGGTGAGCATGGCAATCCCGAGTCTGACCATGCCCATGGTCAGTGCCTTGATGAAGGTCAGCAGCGGGCTCCCATATACCAGCAGCATCGACATCCCCATTTTGATTGCTGCCAGCGGCCCGAGCAGACCAGCCACGACCAGCAGTAACGACCCCCCAGCGGCAGCCGCTACGGCGGTGACCGCCGCGATACGGGTCAGGGTAGAGGTCAGTTCTGGGTTGGCCCGCATCCAGTCTCCAGTGACCTGGATCATTTCGGTGACGCGCTGGATGATGCCTCTCAGTGGGCCGTTTTCGGTTTCCATCATCTGGATCCCTACGTCATCCCAAGCCGAGGTGAGGTTGTCCAGATCGCCGATGGCATTATCTGCCATCACCTTGGCGACTTTGCCCGCTTCCCCCTGAGTTTGCTTCAACGTGGCGATCAGCTCCTGCAGCTTGCCGGAACCGGCCTGATCGGTCAGCACGGCCAGGGCGGCGAAGGCTTCTTCACCAGCGATGGCTTTGAAGTAACCCGAGCGGGTGGCGTCCCCCATCTTGCTGGTTTTCTTGTAGAGCTCATCCAGGATATCTGGCAAGGCGCGCAGGTTACCCGCGGCATCAGCTGTCTTGACGTTCAGGGCTGCCAGCGCATCGTGCGCCGCCTTGGGCGGGGAGGCCAAGCGGCCGAGAATGGCCCGCATGGCTGTGCCACCCATACTGCCCTGAATGCCTGCATCCCCCAGCTTGCCTGCCATGGCGGAAGCTGTTTCAAGGTCAACACCAAGCCCTGCCGCCACCGGCCCCACGTATTTCATGGTTTCACCCAGCATCTGCAGGTCGACGTTGGCACGGGTGAAGGTGCCGACCATCACATCCCCTAAGCGGTTCATCTGGTTGGCCGGCAGCTTGAAGCCGGTCAGGATGTTAGATCCGATATCGGCAGCAGCGGCAATCTCGACGCCGCCTGCCTTGGCGATATCGAGCACCCCTGGCATAGCATCCCGGATCGCCTTGGGGGTGAAACCGGCCATGGCCAGAAATCCCTGCCCCTGTGCCGCTTCGCCCGCCGTGAATGCAGTATTGGCGCCGAGTTCTCGCGCCTGAGCCCGCAAGGCGGCCAGTTCGCTGCTGCCTTTGTCCAGCCTGGTGATCGCCTGCACCTTTGACATATCGACATCAAAGCCCATGGCCTTGCTGGCGATGTTGGTGCCCTTGTAGATGGCTGCGGCCCCGGTGGCCATGCCCGCAGCGCCATAGCCCGCCAAGGTACCGCGTATCGACATTGTTTTGTCGTAGTTTGCCTTGACCTGGTTGAGGCGCTTTTGCTGGTCAGCCAGTTGGCCCAGTTTTGCCCGCTGCTGGTCTAGCTGGGTATTGGCTGCCGCCAGATCGCTCTTGAGCTGGCGCTGGTGCTGGCTCAGTTGTTTGGTGTTGATGCCAGCCTCGCCCATGGCCCGTTTCAAGCTACCGTGACGGGCGACCATTTCTCGCTCTTGTTGGGAGAGATCGCGTACCTTCTGTTTGGCTTGTTCCATGGCGCGGGTCATGGCCTTGGTCGGTTGCTCTACCTTGGCAAGCTGCTGGGCCATTTGCTGGGCATCGCGTTGGGCTGCTGTGAGCTGGGCGCGGGTGGCACCAATCTGCTGGCCGAGGGTACGATAGCCATCAATCTGGCCACTCTGGGTTTCCAGTTCCTTGATGCGCTTTTTCGTTTCGACCAGGTCTTTGGCTGTGATACGGCTTTGTCCGCTGGCAGCCTTGAGTGGGGCGGTGAGCTTGTCGACCGCCCCGAGCAGGATTTGAAGTTTGAGAGGGTTCATTGCTCTGTTGCCCCGTTGATGCGGTTGTGAGTCTCAACGAGGTTTTGGTGCCAGCCCATCAGCTCGCTGATTTCCATGGCCGCCATCTCGGACGGCGGCCAGTGGGCGATGATGGCCAGATCGGCCATCACCTCGTCTATGCAATGAGGTAGGCCATTTTCTTCGGTACCAAAAAAGCGCTTACCTCACTGCCTAGCTGCATCAGGTCAGCCGGGTCCATGTTGCCGATCTCGGCTTCGGTCAAGATGGGGGCGGTGATGCGGGGCAGCAGTTTGGTGAGGGCGTTGACGTCCATCTGCACCACATCGGTCATATTGAGGCCGCGCATTTCGCCCGCCTTTGGCTTGCGCAGCTGGATCTCGGTGATGGTGGTGTCGCCGCGCTGGATGGCTTGGTCGAGGGTAACGGTTTTGTTTTCCATGGTGTCGGTTCCTGGTGATGTGGTGAGGGCGGCTGTGGGCCGCCCGTTTGGTTGTTGGGTAGGTTAGAGGCCGATGGCTTTGCGGTGTTCAGCCATCAGGTCGACGCCGTCGACAATCCAGATCATGTTGATCAGGTCGATTTCGACCAGGTCGACGCCGTTCATGGTCTCTTTGTAGTAGGTGTTGACCATGCTGACTTTGCTCTGGGAGTTGTCGCCACTCTTGAGGGTGCCCCGGTCGAGCTCTTTGAAGCGGCCGCGCTGGACGATTTCGACAGCAACCACTTCACTGGTGTCGTCGCGCTGAACTGAGCCTGCAAAGCGGATGGTGACGCCGTCAATCTTCGGTGTGCCCATGCGCTTGACCAGATCGGCTTCAAGGCCGCCGAAGGTGAAGGACGTGTCGAGGGCGCCATCTTCCAGCCCCATGTGGATATTGGCGGCGCCCATCATGCCGCCGCCCCGGTAGGCTTCGAACTTCTGGCTCAGCTTGGCCGGGGTGAAGTCTTCGGCGACGCCGATCCAGTTGCCGCCATCGAGAAACATGTTGAGGTGCTTGAGTTTGCGTGGCAGTGCCATGGTGGCTCCTTATGCTGCGGCCGCGACGCGTGCGCCGAAGTCGATGAGGTAGTGGTCGGTGATGCGCTGGATGAGGCCGAGGTCTTCGAGCGGCGGCACCGGGGTGTAGTTGTAATCGATGCGCAGCTTGCCCGCCTTGAGGGTGTCTTTGTCGTTGAGCTCTTCGTTGTACCAGCAGTCAAAGCCGAGCAGGTAACCGCCCGCAACCAGTTCGCGTCCCTTGGCCTTGATGCCCTCGATGATGTCTTTCACCAGGGTTGGGGTCATGGGCTTGTCGTTGGCCCACATGTGCGCCTCCGCCATGGTGTCGGCCAGGATCTGGGCTGTGCGGGTGTAGTTCTCGAAGGCGAACAGCGGATCATCGGAGCAGGTGCGGTTGCCCCAGTAGCGGAAGCCATCGGCCCGGATGAGGGCGGTGATCTCGTTGGCGTTGAGCAGGCCGACCTCGGTGTCTGGGTCTTGCAGATCCCAGAACAGGGCCTTGGTCATGCCGTCGACCCCGGTCACGCCGACGTTGGACAGGGTCTTGTGCCAGCCGATCTCTTTGTCGATGAGGGCGCGCATGGCGGCGGCCTTGAGGCAGGCATCCAGTTTGACGCTGGCATTGGCTGCCACGTCCCACGCGGTCCAGTCGCCATGGATCGGCATCAGTTCGCGGCTGGAGAAGTTTTCGCGGTAGGCCAGTGCAGCCTCGACGGTCTCGGCGATGGTCGGCACGTAGGCAAAGGCGCGCAGCTTTTTGGCCACGCCACCCAGCGCGCTGGCCACCGGCAGGGTGCAGTGATCCGGCACACAGAGGATGCGCGGCTTGACGCCGGTCATCGGGGCAGCCCGTTCCAGTGCCTTGAGTCCGGTGTAGCTGCCATCCGGCTTGATGGTGCCGATGATGTTGCTGGTCAGCTCGGCCTCGTCATTACCTTTGGCGTAGCGCACGACAATGGCAATGGTGTTGACGGTGTCATAGATGGTTTGCAGCGAGCGCTTGAGGTTGCCTTGGGTGCCTGCCTTGGCGATGGCTGCCGGCAGGTTGGCGATCAGCACCGGTTTACCGAGCGGGAAGTAGGTAGCATCCGCATCTTCGCCGTGGCAGGCCATGCCGATCACCGCCGTGGCGACGGTGCGGATGGTGCGGGTTCCCTCGTTGACTTCCACGACGCGCACGCCGTGGTGAAATTGGTCCAGTGCCATAGGTTCTCCTGTTGTCCGGACGGAGCTTTTGCAAGGAAATGCGAGCATGGTCAGGATGCAGGTGCAGGGGATGGCGGGCGAGCTGTTGCCATTGTGTGGCGGCGCTACACAATGGTCAGGCGGTGACAAGGTGGCGTTTGGCGGCAGTTAAGACACACCCCGCGCTGGGCGGGGTGGGGTGGTGGTTATGCTATGACTGGCTCGACCTCTTCTTCGGCCTTTTCAATGGGGGGCGGATTTTGCCAGGTGTCTCCTGATTTTGTGGCACCTGGTAACACCCAGTCAGGGCAGGGTTCAAACTTTTCAGCCAGTGCAGAGACATGAACCGCTGACGGTTCAATACCCAGCCCGCCATCGTTCCAAACTTCGGTAACCCGACCACTTATTACCCGAGCAAAGTGTTTCATGCTAGTACCTCCACAATCACGGCCCCGGGGCCCCCTCTGCCGGTGTAGGTGTTGTATCCACCACCGCCACCTGCGCCAATGCCTCCGCGTTGTACCGATGCAGTACCACCACGGTTTGAGCATGAGCCGCCGCCGATATTGGCCTGATGCGCAGCATTGCTTGTGCCCTGGCCTACTCGGCTATAGACAGAGAGATAGTTGCTGCCGCCGATCGCCTGGAGCGTGAGATCTGCATCCAGTGGCAGGTCGTGTGGGGTGATCCCAAGTCCCCAGCCATCGTCGTACAACAGGGGGCGAAGCCCATCAACCCAAGATCCTCCCACACCACCGGCATTCGGGGCGTTCGCGTTGTCCAGTCCATTTCCGCCGGCGCCACCTACACCGTAACGATGGCCAGACGCGCCACCACCACCGCCACCACCAGATGCAGCGTCAAAGGCGTTACCGCCAGCACCGCCAGCGTGATTGATGGTGCCACCGATGCCGGCTCCGCCCGCACCGCCTTTACTGGCTACTGAGGTGTTATCGGTGGCGGTCTTGCCGCCGGTGGCGGAAAGCAGCGCGCCTACCGAGGTGGTGCTGCCGTCTTGGTTCAGGTCGCCGCCAGCCCCCACTGTGTAGGTGAACGTTTGACCTGGCACCACATCGAGCTCTATTTCGGCATAACCGCCGCCACCGCCGCCACCGCCATAACCGTGCAAGTCTTTGGAGGTGACGTTGCGGCCACCGCCACCTCCACCTACTACGGCGACCCGGATCTTGTTCCATCCTTCTGGAATGGTTAGCTGTCGCGTACCCGGGATGATGTCAAAGACTTCTACCCTGTTTTTAAAGCGGCCAAACGGGACGCTGGCCGAGCTGGCTCCCAGTGTGATCACGATACCCTCCAGACATTATTGATTTTGCTGAATACAAACTCCTTACCCACCTCTGCCAACCTGATCACCGGATCGTTCCCGCGTGGCGTAATGATGGGCTGGCCGCTTTTTTCTTTCACCAGACACAGCACGTCGCTCGTTACCAGATGGTCGACGATAACCCTGACTGTTCCAGTGTCAGGCAATGTGAGCTCGCCTGCCGCCATAAAGCGATAAGTGCGTGCGGCGGCTGCCTTCAACTGCCCCGTCACCGGGATGGCGTTGGCTAGGCTTTCCACAAACTGGCGGCTCGCCAGCACTTTGGACGGGTCAACCAATATCTGGATTTGCCCGCCATCCACTTGATGGATCGAGACGTAGGTGCCGAGCGGCAGGTCGACTTGCGCCCCCTGTGCTGGAATGGTTTTCTCTACCGGCGGATAGCGGGTGGCAAAGATCATGTCGCCGTCAGCATCGAACCAACCGGCCTCGCGCACGATAAACGGGCCCACGTCGATTGGGACGTAGCCTTCCATGTAGTATTGGGATGGCAGGTTGGCATCCTGTTCCAGTATCGCAATCGGGCCACGAAAGGTTTCGTCGATCAGCTTGGTGGCTTGTCGCAGTTGTTCAGCCGTGGGGGCGTAGCTGTCGCCACCGCCGCTTCCTACCGCGAACTGAGTGAGGTTCAGTGCTCGGCTGGTTGCGGCCAGATTGGCCAGCTTGGCAGCCCCGATGGTCGTCAGAACGGTAAAGTAGGTTTGTGTCATATGGCATTCACTCTGTAAGTCGCCGCAATGCGCGGCATACCGCCGATGGGGGCGGCAATGCTGGTTGCAGGCAGGCTGGCCTGATATGGACGGCAGATATAGCGGGGTGTAATGGTCGGTACAGCCGCCACCCCCAGCCCGATGTCAGTACTCATGACCAGGCTCAGTGTGTAGTGACTGCGCAGGTTTTTGGCTTCGTCGATACGGCGAGTGATGGCGGCGGTGTTGCCGGCCGCGATCCCCTCTGGCGGAACGTTGACGCGCACCTTGAAGTTGTAAGGCTGACCGCCAAACTCGAACCATTGCTGGATGGTGGCGCGATAGCCGATGGCCGCCAGTGCGCGACGCACCGCGCCCGGGGTGCCTTTGGTGGCGTGGATGCTGAAACTGGCTGCCATGGCCCCACGCTTTTGCGAGTCAGACCACTCATCATCCCAGTCATCGACGCTGAATGCCCACGCTTGATACGGCAGGACGGTGGCCGGACATCTGGCAGGCGACCATAAATCTCGGCATGGAATAGAGAGCGCCATCGCGGCGGCGGCCACAGTGCTCAAGTTGCGCTCGGCTTTGGTGGCATTTGGTGGCAGCAGGTTCATTGGATCACCTGCTCGATGGTGTATCCGCTGCACCATGCAGCCTGATGTTTTGCCGGGGTGATGTCTTCCCAGCCAACCAACTCGACCTTTGTGACCCCCTGCACATGCAGGGCCGAGTCAAGGAGGGATCTCGGCACCTCTACCCCGATGCGGCGACGCGGATTGATCACTTCAAGCAATCGCCGCTCTGCTTCGGCGGTGATGGCGGCCGCAGATGGCCCGGCCGCCGGAATAAACAGGCGAATGGCCAGGGTGTATGGCAACACTTGGGCGGCTTTGACATGCACGTTATCGGTCAGCGGCACCCGATCTTCATCGGTGAGATAGGTGGCTACTTTGGTCAGCAGTTCCGCAGACGGGGTGCCGTTGCCGGTGGCGGCCAGAATGTAGACATCCACCACGCCCGGGCTCGGTGAGGTAGGTTCGGCATCCATCACAGCGCCATCAGCGGTGCGAGCGTGATAGCGATAGGCCTCGCGTGGTCCTGCGACGCTGAGGGCATCCCATGCCAGCAGTGAGCGTTCGCGCAGGGCGGCATCACTTTCCATGATGGTGGGGATTGGCGGGGTGGCAGTGTCTTCCCCCCGCTGCGCGACAAGCCGCTCGACATTCCAGTTTGCCACCAGATTATCGAGGTCGGCCTTCTCTGCCCATGCCACCATGTTGGCGACTGATGCGCTGTTGATGCTGGCCCGCAGGATCAGCTCTCGATAGGCGTTCTCTTGCAGCATCTTGGTGAGGGGCTCAGATTCAAGCGCCAGCGTGGCAGCAATGGCGGCTTGCTGGTCTGCAGGATAGCGGGCGATCAAGGATGCTTTGCGCTCGGCAAGGATGGCCTCGAAGTCGAGCAATTCGACCACATCAGGCGGTGGCAGCTTTGATAGATCGATGGCGCTCAACGGGTGGCTCCTGTGGGGATAGTGATAGTGGCACTTTCTGTTTTTGAATCTGGCGCGCCGCCATCTTTGCGTTGCCAGGTGAGCTCGATGGTCAAGGCGCCGGCAGTGGCGCCAGGCAGCACGTCGACCCGGGTGATGGTGATGCGCGGTTCCCAGTTGATGAGGGCCTGCACGGTGGCAGCCATCAGGCGCAGGCGGGTGGCCTGATGCTGTGGCTGGTCGATGAGGTAAAACAGCTCGCTGCCGTAGTCGCGGCGCATTACCCGCGATCCCACCGGGGTGATGAGGATGTCGCGCACCGACTGGATGATGTGGTCGGTGGCGCTGATGGCGCGGCCGGTGGCTGCATTCATGCCGAGCCAGTTCATACCGGGCCCCCTGATGTGTCGCTGCCGCGCTGCACCTCTTTGTGGCCGTGGGTACCGACTTCGACGGTGCCGACCTTGGCGGTTTCACTGATCACGCGCTTGGCCTGTAGCAGGTTGGTGCAGATGACCTTGGGGGCGTCGAACGTCACGCTGACGCTGGCTTTGATTTTTGCCGCCATGATGCCGCTGGCATTGAGCTCGCCGGTTTGCGGGTTGTATTCGATGATGGCGCCGTCGCTGTATTCGGTGCGGTCGAGGTCTGGATTGTCATCGTCAGCCAGTGGCTCGTCTGCGGCGGTGGCGTTGAGTGAGCCCACGATGTACGCATTGCGCAGATCGCCACTGACTGACAACAACATGACCTGTTCGCCGATGGAGAGGCGATGACGGGTGCGGTTATTCCCGGCCCGTTCGGTGAGGTAGGGCCGCCAGTCAGTCTTGTTGTTGCCGCTCTTGACGCGACATTCCCCGGAGCGCACGGCTATTACGGTGCCGATGCGGATCAGGTTGTCGAGCTGGCGTTGGAGTTCGATCAGGGTCAGTTGCATGGGGCCATTGTTTTGGGCAATGGCGGGGAAGGCGAGGGACGGCCATTGTGTAGCGCGCTTACACAATGGCGGCTGTTATAGCCCTTTAGTGAGTTGGGCCAGCAGTAGTTCTTCCAACCTTTCTACCTCTTCGGTAGTGATGCCCAGCAGCTCCCGCGCTGGATAGCTGATCTCGCGGCCCTTGATGCGGTCTTTGAGGCCATATTGGTGAATGGTGGCGAGTCGATTGGCGGTGCCGACAAACTCCACCACGGCCTGCTGTTCACTGGCGCGGGCTTTGAGCCAGGTGGTGTTGCTGATCTTGAAGAACATCTTGCGGCGAAGGCGTCCCCGGTTTTTCTTCAGCTTGGGTTGTGGCTTGCGCGGGGCCATGGGGTTGCCATCTGGCTGGATGTTGGCGCGGATCCGCTTTGCCTGGCTGGCGCGCAAGGTGCGGGCCATCTCGCCGGCCAACTGACGGCGGGCGGCTGGCTCCATGCTTGCCAGCAGGCCATTGGCCCAATTGGTCAGGCGGCTCAGGTCGTCGGCGGCCATGGCTGATGCGCCCCGTTGATAAAGAGTTCCCAGGTGATGCCGTCATAGGGGTCTTCTGGCGGTTCTGGCAGATGCTCCCAGCCAATCCCCTGTTCGTTTTGCCACACCTTGACCCGCTCGGTCAGCTTGACGGTGATGATGAGGTCCATCAGGTCGTTGGCGAGGTATTCCGCCTCGAAGGTGATGCCTTCCTTTCGCTGCTCGTCGTTGGTCATGAGTTCGGGCTGGTGTTGGCGCAGCCAGGCCAGCAGCGGCACCATGATCTGGTCCGGGTGGCCGGCAAATTCCTCGATGCCGATGGTGAGCGGGTATTGCCACTCGAACGAGAGCGAGCGGGCGCCGGTGCTTTCGACGTTGCCCGGGGCGATGAAGATGTGCAGCTTGTCCGGGTTGGTCTTGAGGTGCGGCACGCAGCTGGTCAGTACCTCACGGATCTGTTTTGGCTTTTCCATTTTCCCTCCCATTCTGGTGCCGTTGCTGGCAGGTGATGAGGCTGTCGACCTGGGCGGCGCAGGTGGCCCAGGCGGCCTCGGTCTGGGTCAGCTGGTCGAGCAGATCGCCGTTATTGGCCGGGCTGGCCGGCGGCAGCTGGCAGGGTGTCAGCCCCTGACAGGTGAGCCTGATAATCTGCGGCGCCGGTGATGGTGGGGCGCTTGAGCAGCCTGACAACAGGATCAGGCAGAGGGCGATCAGCCCACTCCTTGAGTTCTGCATTTTCACGTTTGAGCCTCTTGATGGTGTCGGCCCGGGTGGCGGCCGTGATGGTCAGATCGCCAAGCTGGCGCTGCAGCGTGGCGGCGGCGGCGGCCTGGGCGGTCAGTTCACCGGTGAGGTGGTCGATTGCCCCGTCTTTGAGCTTTTCCCGCTGCTCGGCCTCTTTGGCCTTGTCGTTGGCGGCCTTGAGGTCGCTTTGCAGGGTATCGACCTTGCCCCTGGCGGCCGCTGCCGAGGTGGCAGACCAGCCCCAGCCGGCCAAGGCGATGGCCAGCGCCAGCAGCAACCAGGTGAGGGGGGATCGCAGCAGGTTAAGCCACATCCGCCACCTCCTTCACCGGATAGACCTTGGCAAAGTGGTCGTATGCCTTTGCCAGCTTGGTGTCGTAGTCGTTGTCCTTGTAGGCCGGCCCGTTGTAGCGGCGGGCGAAGTCGGCCCATTTACGGCCCTGCAGCGCCTTGTACATGGCTTGGTCTTGCTGGATGAAGCGGCACAGGGCGGTGAGGTGGTCGACTTCGCTGCGCTGCATGGCGGCCTGCCAGTCGCCGGCAGAGGTAAAGCCCAGCGCCTGCCAGTGGTAGCCCATGATCTGGAACATGCCCCAGCTGGCCGACTCGATAGCGGAATCCTGGTGCAGGCTGATGGCCAGTTGCAGGCGTTCCCACTCCGCCGAGCCGCCGGCATAGCCGCCGCGCTTGGGGTTGACCAGGTTGGGATAACTGGCGGCCATCTGGTCTGCGGTGGCCTTGCCCAGGTGCTTGGTGAGCTGCTTGTAGAACACATGCCGCTCGAACAGCACCACCGGGCGCTGGTCTTGGGTGAAGCCTTCGCCGATGCTCTCGACCTGGGCAACGGTGACCATGGTGGCAAGCGGCAGGCCCAGCAAGTCTGCGCCAGCCTGCATGTCATCGATGCGCAACTGGTTGCCGCGCTCGCTGCCGAGCAGGGCGGCCATGGTGCGGGGGCCTGCTTGGCCGATGGCGGCGATCATGTAGTCACGCTGGAAGGCGAGCAGGGCGAGCTCGGTGGCACCACCAAACCAGCCATCCGGCTCGAGCGGATAGCCGGCCTTGGTCAGGCGGCGCTGCAGATCGGCGACGGCGGTGCCGGTATCCCCTTTTTTCAGGCTCATGGTTGAAACCTCCCGTTCAGGTAGCTGGCGGTGGTCGGTTGCTGGCGGCGGCGCGGCAGCAGGCGCATGACGGATCCGCGAGAGCCGATCAGAGCGGTGAGCAGCACGGCGGCCAGCAACACCGCAGCCGGGTCTGGCGCTGGCATGACCCCGAGCAGGACGCGCAGCGGCACGGACCCGGCGGCGACGGTGATGACCCATGCCAGCAGGGCCGGCAGGGGGCGATAGTCGCCCCCGTTGCGGTTGAAGGTGGCGATGCGCATAGCGATCGCGGCGCAGATCATGGCGTAGAGGATGGTCAGCATGTCAGCCCCCTTTGCAGGCTTGGCGCTTACGCCGAGCCCATTTGATGAACCGGATTACCACTCGCGGTAGTTCAATTACGAATGCGCAAGCCAATGCGCAAACGACCGACGTTACTAAGGAGTTCAGCGGGTTGAACGGTGCGCCTCTCACAAATTCAACCAACATCAACAACAAGCAGACTGCAGCCCATTGCCACGCTGATTTCTCAACAACTTTCAGGAGTCCCACAAGCCACAAGACCCCGGAGAAGGCTTTACTGTCCTGTTGGTGCATATCAGCCCCCTTTGCGGAGTTTGAGCAGGTCTTCCGGCGTTTTGCGCAGGATCCACTGCAACAGGTGGACGGCCAACGCCGAGGCCAGCATTGCGCCGACGGCCCTGGGGACCTCGACGCTGAGTGGCAGCATGCTGGCCAGCATGGCGGCAACCAGCGGTGCCGCCAGTGCCCCCGCTACGAAGGCGGCAACGAACAGGCCCGCTTTGCGCAGGTTGCCCAGCTCGGCGGTTGTGGCGATGAACACCAGCGCCCCGGCGAATGCACCGAGCAGGACGCCTGGGTCAACGCCCGGGAAGAGGGACAGCAACGCCAAGGCGCTCAGGGTGCTGGTTGCTGCACTGGATGAAATGGGTTCTGGCATCGTGCTCTCCTATCGTTTGCCGCCGTAGTGGCGAGCGGTTTGAAATTCGTGGATGGTCTGGCACTCGGCGCAGCGTTCGCAGCCCCGGATCGCTTCACGGCGCGCCTGCGGGATGGTGTTGTCGCAGTCGATGCAGTAGTGCGGGCCGGTGCCACTGATGCGGGCGGCGTGGATGCGGGCAGCGAGTTGCTGCTCGCTGATGTCGGCCAGTCGTTCGAGTTCGTCGTCGAGGCGGCTCATGGTCAGTCCCATAGCTGGAGCAGCGGCTGCTCGGCCTGGGTGGGGGCCGCTGGCATTGTGATGAGGGTTCCGGTCGGGAGGATGGGGCCGAGCTCGGCCAAACCGGGGTTGAGTTCGAGCACCTGCTCGGTAATGCCTGCGGTGTAGCCGTAATGCCGGAACAGGATGAGATCGAGGGTGTCACCCTGCTGGCTGCGCAGTTGCATCAGATGAGCTCCACTGTGATGTGGGTGGTGCCGATGATGTCGCGAATGGCAAAGCGGGCGTCGCGGTAAAGGTCATCGGAGCTCACCACTTTGGCGTCTGCCCCTTTGACGCCGTCACCGGTGGCGCTGTAGTCGGTGTAGCGTTCCAGCAGGTTGGCGCGGGTCATGGCGTAGACGGCGCGCCGGTAGCTGTGCAGGTGTGCTGATTCGTTGTTGATGAGTTCGCCCGGCACGGCGGCCAGGGTGGCGTGGCCTTCGGCCTGGCGAGCGGTGCGCCACTGGGCCAGATCGCGGTTGACGCTGGTGACGGCGTCGATCACGGCGTGGGTGAGGCGCTTGGGGGTGACGGTGCCATCGAGCCTGACGGTGTCGCGCAGGTCGGCCAGTGAGATGGCCGGCCAGAACGGATCGCTGGTGACTTGCCCTTCATCCGGTGCGGTCGGTGCGTTGGCGATGAATCCGGTGCTCATGGTGCTCCTGGTTCTGGTGGTAGCCCGTTTGTTGGGCGGTGGTCGGGCCGTCTGGTATGCGAAACGCATTCGTCAGGCCCGAGCCGCCCAGGGTGCGGGGTTCGCTCGGTTAGCTGCCGCCGCCAGTGGCGTCGGGCTGCTGTTCTTTTTTCAGTTCGCGCTCGAGCACTTCGAGCTCTTTTTTTATGCCGACCTTGTCATGCAGCTCGATGGCGCGCCGGTAGTGCTCGGCGGCCTGCTGTTTGAGCCCATCGGCGAGGCAGGCACGGCCCACCGCCTTGTGCAGCTTGGCGCGCACCTGATCGAAGATGTCGCAGTCGGCCAACAGGGCCAGATAGCGATTGAGCAGTGGCAGGGATGGGCCCGCGCTGGCTTCTTGCTGCTTGATGGCGGTGTCGGCGACCTCTTCGGCAATCATGGTGGCGGCGGTGCGCTCGTAGCGATCGGGGGTGCTCAGGCCATGGCGGATCACGTAGGAGGCCATGGGTAGGGCCCCTTCGAGATCGCCGGTGTCGAGGTGCCAGAGCATGACGGTGACCAGGACGTCATCTTGTCCGCCCCGGTCGGCGGCCAGCACGCCATCAATCCACGGCTGATAGACGGCCAGCATGGGGCGCTTGGCGTCGATCTTGCGCTCGATGCTTTGTATGCCCTTGAGGGTGCGGCGGTGTTCGGCCAGCTGCATCAGCTGTAGCTCGTAGGCGTTGGCGCGCATCTGGTCGAACTGGGGATTGGCCGCCCCTTGCAGGGCGGCCAATTTGCGTTCGCGGTTGCGACGGGCAGGTGAAGTCATGCTGCCCCCTTAACCGCCGGCGGCCGGTTTCGGCCCGATGACGATGTTTTCGATCAGGGCGACGCAGTCGTAGTCCTCGACCACGTAGGCGTCGTTGGAGCTCTCGTAGTTGACGATGCGGTCACGCTTCGGCTCTTCCTCGATGTGGCGGCGGCGGGCGCCTTCTTGCCAGTAGATGGAGAGGTTGTCGAGCTTGGTGACCAGCAGGGCATCTTCTGGGAAGTAGGGGACGCGCACGGCCTTGAGGCCGCCGATCTGCTTCTGGCTTACCAGCACTTGGCCGGCCAGCTTGTTCTGGTTGTCATCGGCGTTGTTGATGATGGGGAAATACTTGTCAGACAGCAGCTTGCGGCCACAGATGACCACCAAGTCGGTATCGTCCTGGTACCAGGGTTCGATCAACTCGTTGACAGCATCGAACACCAGAGCGTCGAGGTTGTGGTAGTCGCCGGACTTGGTGTCGCTTTCCCCCTTCGGTTGGTAGATGTAGATCTTGCCGCTACCTTCGGCAACTTCATCCATCACTTTGGCCGGTGCGTCTTCACGGATGTGCTGCAGCCAGCCTTTGTTGACGTCTTGCAGCAGGGAGTTGGCGCTGCGGTCGGTGTCTTTCGCCACGCTGGTACCGTGCCAGCCTACCATGATGCGGTCGAGCCCCTGTCTGGTGATGATGGCGTCTCGGACCCTGACCTGGAAGTCAGGGAACTTGGCCCACGAGTCGAGCTGGGCGTAGCCGATCATGGTGTCGTAGTTGGTCTTGGCGCACTCGTAGTTGTGGTCATACAAGGCTGTCGGGTTGTTGGGCTGGCGGTCTTTGCTGGCGGTGTCGGTACGCCCGGCGATGGTGCTGCTGATACCGATGCCTACCTTCTGCCCCTTCATCTCATCGACCGGCACCATGTTGATCATGGAGAGGAAGGCGATGGATTCCTGCATCTTGGTTTCCAGGGTCTGCTGGACGCTGGGCTGCACGGTGAATGATTGCATAGCGCTGGTGACTGAGTTGAGTTCGGCCACTTGGCTAGCGTATTGGTTGAATAGCGGGCGTGTGTAATTGCGCATGAAGTGGGTTCCTTAACAGTCGGTTTGAATGGTGGCGCCATCGCTACCGGTGGCGGGCTGGCGCTTGTGGCTGAAATCTTCCTGGCCTTCCAGGTTGGCGGTGAGATCGGCCAGCGCCTTGGCGGTGGCGTCCAGCTTGCCGGTCAGCTCGGTGATGGTCTGGGCCTGCTCGGTGAACTTCTTCTGCATGCCGGCATCGAGGCTGGTTACCTCTTTTGCCACCGTTTCGACGGCCTGGTGCACGTCGCTTAAATCGGCGGTGGATTGTTTCTTGTGGGTGGAAAACAGGGCGGTAACCCGCTCCAGCAGGCCGGGGCCTTTGTCGCTGTCGTCTTCAAACTCGATGACGGTTTCCAGCGCTTCGGTGAACAGGCACTCCGGATGGTATTTGCGGTCGGCCAGCGGGTTTACCGCGGCCTTGCTGCAGAACTGCAGCATTTCGGTGCCAAGGCTCGCCGGGCTGTCGGTGACGGCCAGCCCCATCAGGTAGGCGCCCTTTTCGTTCAGGTTGGGGTGGATTTCGACGGAGGTGTAAACCTTCTGGCGTTTCTTGTTCAGTTCGACCAGCTCGGGGGTGGGGTCGATCTGCACGTACAGGGCCAGGCGCTTTTCCCCTTCCATGTCGACCTCTTCGGTCTTGGCTGCGGTGATGTCGCCGTACATCTTGAACTGACCGGTCGGGTCATAGCCCCGGATGTGCTCCATATTGACCCGCGCGCCGTAGGTGGACTGGTTGTAGCGCTTGGCCATCTGTTCAATCCACTCGCGGGTGATGGTGCGCCCGTCGGTCGTGCCCCCCTCGACGGCGACGCGGAAAAATTTGGACTTAGGCATGAGCTGGGATCCCTTTGGTGATTGGGTGGTGATGTCGCGGTTATGGTCTGGTTGAGCGGCGGGATCGTGCAATCGGCCGCCATTGTGTAAGAGCGCCACACAATGGCGGTGGGGCGTTGGTGGTTGGTCTGGCTGGGTAGACTGGCGCCATGACTACAGCACCCTTACTTTTCCCCCATATCGAACCCAGACGGCAGGCCATGCACCTGTTCTTCCAGGGCTACCCGCTGCGCGCCATCGCTGAATTGCTGGCTGTGCCAGAGGGGACTGTCTCGACCTGGAAGAAGCGCGACGGCTGGGATGACATCAAACCCATTGACCGGGTCGATTTCGCTATTGAATCGCGGATGTGCCAGCTGATCGCCAAAGAGGTGAAGACCGGCGGCGACTTCAAGGAGATTGACTTGCTGGGCCGCCAGCTGGAGCGGATCGCCCGGGTCAACCGGTATAGCAACGGCGGCAACGAGTCCGACCTCAACCCGAAGGTGGCGAACCGCAACAAGGGGCCGAAGAAGGCGCCGGTGCGGAACAATTTTGATGAGGCTCAACTCGAGAAGCTGGGCGAGCTGTTCCACGGCAATATGTTTGGCTATCAGAAGGTGTGGTATCAGGCCGGCCTGCAGCACACTGAGCGCAACCTGCTCAAGAGCCGCCAAATCGGGGCCACATTCTACTTTGCGCGGGAGGCGCTGATTGATGCGCTGACCACTGGCCGCAATCAGATTTTCTTGTCGGCCAGCAAGGCGCAGGCCCATCAGTTCAAGCAGTACATTTTGGCTTTCGCGCAGGAGGTCGGTGTTGAGCTTAAGGGGGATCCCATTACGCTCGGCAATGGCGCCATTCTCTACTTTCTCGGGACCAACTCTCGCACCGCCCAGAGTTATCACGGCAACCTCTACATCGATGAGTATTTTTGGATTCCCAAGTTTCAGGAGCTCTACAAGGTCTCCAGCGGGATGGCGATGCAGAAGTTTTGGCGGCTGACCTATTTCTCGACCCCATCAAGCCTGTCCCATGATGCCTACCCGTTCTGGTCTGGTGCGATGTTCAACAAGGGGCGCCCGAAGAACGAGCACATCAAGTTCGACGTTGATCACGCGGCCTTGCATGGCGGGCGGTTGTGCGGTGATGGCCAATGGCGGCAGATCGTCACGGTTGAGGATGCCGTGCGTGGTGGCTGTGACTTGTTCGACCTGGACCGGTTGCGGCGCCGTTACTCCCCTGATGACTATAACCAGCTGTTGATGTGTCAGTTCGCTGATGACACTGACAGCGTATTCCCGCTCGCCATGCTGCAGCGCTGCATGGTCGATAGCTGGGAGGTGTGGGAGGACTACAAGCCTCACGCGATGCGCCCGCTCGGTCATCGCTCGGTGTGGATCGGCTATGACCCGGCCAAGGGCGGGCAGGGCGATAGTGCCGGCTGCGTCGTGCTGGCACCGCCAGCAGTACCTGGCGGCAAGTTTCGCGTGCTCGAGCGCCACCGTTGGAGCGGGATGGACTTCGACGCCCAGGCGCGGGCCATCAAGGCCATGTGTGAGCGCTACAACGTCGGTTACATCGGTATCGACACGACCGGGATCGGGGAGGGGGTTTATCAGCTGGTGAAGCAGTTCTACCCGGCAGTTACCCCCATCCAGTACAACCCGAGTGTGAAAATTCAGATGGTGATGAAGGCCCAGGATGTGATGAACAAGGGCCGTTTGGAGTTTGACTGCGGCATGACTGACCTCGCGCAGGCGTTTATGAGCATCCGCCGCGCTGTGACTGCTGGCGGCAAGATGCCGACCTTTGAGGCCAGCCGGTCAGAGGAAACCAGCCACGCCGATATTGCCTGGGCAACGATGCAGGCCCTGTTACATGAACCGCTGGCAGGTGCCACCGGTGCCAATACCAGCATGATGGAGATTTTCGCATGAGAAAGCGCCGCCCGCAGCGCCATACCTCGCCGGTGACGGCGACCCAAGCCGCAACCAGTCAGACCATCGAGGCGTTCACCTTCGGCGAGCCGGTACCCGTGCTCAGTCAGCGGGAGGTGTTCGACTACCTGGAGGCCATGCACAACGGGCGCTGGTATGAACCGCCGCTCTCGCTCAATGGCTTGTCGCGGGTCTACCGGGCCGGGGTGCACCACGCCTCTGCCATTCAGGTGAAGCGCAACATCCTGCGCTCCTGCTTCATCCCGCATCCGAAACTGAGTTTGGCCGCCTTTACCGGGCTGGCACTGGACTACCTGATCTTCGGCAACGGCTATCTGCAGGCGGTGCAGAACCGGCTCGGTGGGGTGCTGCGCTATGACCACCTGCGGGCCAAGTACACCCGGCGCGGCCTGGACTTGGACACCTATTGGTGGATTGCCCAGCCAGGCCAGGAGCTGGCGCTGCCGGCCGGGCGGGTTGGCCATGTGATGGAAGCCGACATCAACCAGGAGATCTACGGCATCCCCGACTATGTCGGCGGGCTCAACTCTACCCTGCTCAATGAGTCTGCCACCCTGTTTCGCCGCAAATATTACGAGAACGGCTCCCACGCCGGGTTCATCATGCACATCACCGACGCGGTGCAGAACGAGGGCGACATTGCGGCCTTGCGTGAGGCGCTGCGCCAGAGTAAGGGGCCCGGCAACTTCCGCAATCTGCTGCTCTACACCCCGAACGGCAGCAAGGACGGGGTGAAGCTGATCCCGGTGGCCGAGGTGGCGGCCAAGGATGACTTTCTGAGCATCAAGAACGTGAGCCGGGATGACCAGCTGGCCACCCACCGGGTACCGCCCCAGCTGATGGGGGTGATGCCGAACAGCACCGGCGGGTTTGGCGATGTGACCAAGGCCGCCCAGGTGTTCGACATCAACGAGATCGACAGCATCAAGGCTAGCCTGCTGGCGCTCAATGACTGGGCAGGGGAGGAGGTGATCCGGTTCAACCCCTACAAGCTGGCCGCCGGCATCGAGCAGGCCAGCCATGGCGACCTGCCGCGCTGACCTTTCCGATCGCATCCCGACACCCCGCCACCTGGCGGGGTTTTCTTTTGCCGGCGCATGGCATCGGTCGGCCTCCATCTGGTTCACCTGGACCATCCCCCGCCTAGGCTCGCCAGCGGCCCGCTACGCGATCGCCCTTCAAACCCACTCAGCACCGCGCCCAAATCCGGCTGGCTCTCCCTGCGTTCACCGGTGAGCCATGGCGGCCTGTTACGACCCCCTGCGCAGCGCTGGCGCGCAATCGGGACCCCGCCTCGCCTGCGCGCTTCCTGTGTCGATTTCCATTCGGGTGAAAGACTGCTGGCGGCCGGCTGCTCCCCGCGCCAGCACTGGCCGCGCGCGCCCTGCCAGATCCTTTTTGCGATCCTTCATTTTCCGTCAGATCCTTTCAATTTTGACCTGACTTTTTTGAGCAAGCGGCGACATGCCCGTCGGATCTGGTTTTCAGCGATCCCCAAGTCTTCCTGTGAGTCTGTCTCTGTCAATCTGCGAGCGAGATAGTCGAGCTCTATAAGGTCCTTTTCCATCGTTTCTAATGTTCCTCGCATGTGGCCTCCCAAGACCGTGAACGTGTTCCAACAAATAACATATCGCCAAAGAGCGCTTATAGGCAGGGCCGCAGAATCAGTTGTTTTCAACAGGCAAAGAAAATCCCTCTGGTGGGGCCAGATTTTGTTGCTTAGTTGAATTGGCTGCATCTTATTGGGTTGTGTAATACGAGGTCAAATCTTTTTTATATTTAAATTCCAAAACTAAACTTTTGCTTAACTAATAGGTGAAAGGGCCAGCAGAAAATGGCCTTGATACATGGCGGTGGTTTGCTTTCTTCAATAAAATTAATGCGTTAAGTAAATTGCTCTGCTTGTTAGGATGTCCATAAATGCTTTTTTACTACGAGAATTCTCGTTTGGAAACAGCGTGAAGTGCTATCAATTAATATTAATTTGATATTAAAAGTACATTGTTTTGCTATCAAAAACTGTCAGTCTGATTATCTTCAGATATCACTCAGATATCACTCAGATATCACTCAGATATCACTCAGATATCATTCAAATATGATTCAAACAGTATTCAAATAGGATACAAATGTAATACAGACAGCTATCTGGATGGCATATGACAAGGGGGCATGCATCGCCCCCCTTAGTCGGTCTACTTGGCACGTTGTGACCGGTCACGTCACCAGCTTTTCGGCATGTTTTCGCGGTGCAGGTGGGGGATCAACCGGTTCCAGTCGCGGTTGCTGTGGGTGGCGGGCTGCACATGGCGGGTCTTGTCGGCCAGGATGCGTTGGGCGGCGGCCAGGGTCATCGGGTATTCGTGGATGATGGAGTAGTAGGTGCCGGCCTCTCGGTGCTCGGCGACATCGAGCAGGGGATAGATGCGACGGGCGGCCCCCATCATGTAATCGGCGGCGCGCCAGAGCCACGCCAGCGAATGCAGTTCGTCGTCGGTCAGCACGTTGAGGGGCTGCGGATGGGCGGCGGTCTCCCGGTCCAGCACATCGAGCACCCAACGGCGGAACTCTTTGGCCAGTGCGGTGCGGGAGAACATGGCGATCAGATGGGCACCGCGCAGGGAGAAGATGCGATTTTCCATCTCTACAGAGCCTGTTTGCCTAACGACCGTCAATTTGACGGTCGTTGTCATATTGGAGGTAAATTCGTCCGCATTGCGGGTGTAGATGCGACTGACGGCATCTTCTCTGGCATAGCCAAGGGCTTGGGCGATCTGGGTTGCGGTCAGCCAGGGTTGGCCGTGATGGGGGATAACGGTGAACTGGGTGTCATGGAAGCGGATGCTGTTCATGGTGTGATTCCTTGTATGAAAGCGAATCGCCACCATCGACGCCAATCTTCTGGTGACGAACTGGGCAGGATTGGCGTACCGGCGGAATCACACGAACCCGGCGCCCCGAAGGGCTCCCACCCAGCCCGCCATAACTGAGATTGCGGGTACAACTGGGCTGCACAAAAAACACGCATGGCGCGTGTTGTGCCGTGGATTCAGAACAGGACGCCAATCCCGGCAACGGATTTTGCCGTTGCCTGTGCAGTATCGCGCAACAGCGCGACACCAATCAACCCCCAATCAGCCCCAATAAGGCGGGATAAGCCACAACAACCCCGCCCAGCAGCACAACACCGCCGGCAGGGTACCGGTTTTACACAGGGAAGAGGACGTTAGTTTCGGCAGGAAACATACACAGGGTGGTGGCCGAGCTTGCCGGGGCGGTCAATTTGACCTTCCCGAGATACACGGCCTACCTACTCACAATGACGGTCAATTTGACCGCCGTTGCGATGTGTCGGCTTTTGGGCCCGTCAATCTGACGGTCCCGGTCATGCGATGCACAGACCATAACCCTTGACCGTCAAATTGACCGTCAAGGGTCGGTGGTCAGATTGACCACCCCTGGATAGAAAAATGGGCCCGAGAGGGCCCATTCAGGGTCAGCCGATCAGTTTCAAATCGGCCTTGCGACGCTCTTTGAGGGCGTCATAGAAGTTCTCATGGGGGCCGACGCTCAGCAGGTAGAGCTGCAGTTCTGCGTCTTTCCAGGCGTAGCCCAGCAGCACCAGCTGTCCCTTGAGTTTGAACTTGTGTACTCGCAGGTACGACAGGTCCCCCTTCTTCTGTTCGCCGATCTCGGGGTCATCAATGACCCGTTCGATCTCGTCTTCCACTACTTTCAGGTCTTTTTCAGAGAGCTTTTTGAGTTGCTTGGTGAACAGGTTCGACTCAAAAACCTCAATCTCGTTTTGTTCTTCTGACATAGCGGGTTACTTGCCCTTCTTTGACTTGCTCTGCGGCGAGCATCACGTCTTTGATAAAGCTAAAAGGCAGGTCCGGGTTGTCCTCGACCATACGGCCGATCTTGGACCAGTACTCAATCTGCTTCGGCAAAGAGCGATGTGCGGCAGACGCGTGGATCTTCACGTCGGCGATGAAGTCATCGTCTAAGCGTACTGTTTGTGCCATGTGGTTTGAACTCCTGCTCAATCTCCGGCTGTCTCTGGCGGATTCGTTGATATGCCCCAACATTGGTAGCCTATCTAGGATTGAATTGTAGCAACAAATTGTTGCTTGTAAACTCTATTTGTCTCGCTTTGTCTTAGTACATACGCCCGATGTCTTTGCTTAAGCTGATGAGTTGGGCTCCTACCATCAGAATGCAGAGCCAAGCGACGAAACCAATCGTAGTTTCAGGGAGCATGGCTTGAAGGATGGGCCATTGTGCAAACATACCGGGCGGCGTGGGCAGTGGCGCTCTGCCATCAGCGAGCGCCTGGATTTGGCTAGACACCCTGGCAAGCTGGCGGTCCACTACAAGTGAACGGGCCCCCAGTGCCATCGCAAGCAGAGAGAGCCCCGTCAGTCCGGCACCCAGAAACCGCAATACCGCAGGTTCCATCATCAGCGATAGCAGCAGATCTTTGAGACGTTCCATCTTGAGTACCCCTTTAAAGCTTCGTTTGAAAAAGCTTACATCTGGTTGTCATAATTGGTCATCCGGCTCATTACTGTCTGTATCAGCCTTGTGTGACCGGTCACAATGCCAGCGTTTTGTCCCCGCTGGTACGCCAGCAGTCCGCCTCACCCTTGAAGGTTCCTCCACACCCTTCCGGTAACGTACAGTCGCAGTTCGGGCAGATCTGCTGCTTGAGCTCGGCTTCCTGTTCCTGCCAGCGTTCCCAGTCACGGCGCAGCAGGGTGCTGAAGTACTCGTCGGCGCTGTAGGGTTCACCGGATCCGGCTCTGGCCCGGCGCAGGGTTTCCAGCTGCTCGCGCTCTCGGGTAGAGAGCGCCACCTCCACCCGCTTGATGCCAAGCGCGGCCTGGCGCTTTCTCTGTGCCTCCTTTCTGGTCTTCGCATCTTTCGGCTTTTTCATCGGCATCCCCCTTTGGCATATGCACCCTGTCTCGCCCTGGTGTCCTTCCAGACCTGCTTTGCCGTCTGGCCAGCAGGTATCACCCGCTTTGCCTTCTTCGGTGGGGTGATGGTGTCCAGCTCGCCCTGGTAGAAGGGGAACCAGGTATCCTCGAATTGGATGACCCGCTCCATACGGTCGAGCAGCAGATCGCAGATATGGCGGTCAGCGGCCGGCATGTTGTCGAGTGTGCTGGTGATGGCGGCACGCCCCGCCGATCCCGGCGGTTGCTGCTGGATGATGGGCCAGAGCCGCTGGCAGAGCGGCAGCAGGCGCTCAAGGTCGGGGCGGGGGATGATGTCTTGCACGTTATTCCCCCTCTGCATAAGGCGACCATGTTTCTCTTGGTTCCTCTGGCTTTGGAAATTCGTATTCGTCTGGATTGAAGGTGGGGTTAAGCCATTCGCGAGCCCCAGGGTTAGCCTTGTCGTAGTGGCAGCCTTCGGCAATCCACAGCTTTTTTCCTGTGGTTTTGCACACAATGGTGCCTGTCCAGAGCATGTAGGCTGGTTTCTTCTTCATACAAACCTCCTTAGTTAAAGGCCCCTGCGCTGACGGGCCGCTGCGATTTCTGCTTCATGGCGCTTGTTGTCTGCTTTCAGCCAGTCGACGCGGGCCTGCTCCTGTTCGGTGGGCTGGTAACTGGCCCGGTCTTCTTCGTCATCCAGCAGGCGGGTGAAGATGGCGATCGCTTCTTCGGCCTTGGCCAGCGGCAGGGCGGCCAGCCACTCGGTGATGCTGCCGCCGGAGTGCACCAGCTCGCGGGCCTGCTGTTTCAGCTGGTCACTGCTGGCGGCCCGCTTGCTGGCCTGTTCTGCCTCGACCTCGGCGGTCAGCTGGTCTGCCACGGCATCGCCGGCACCTGGCCAGGTGCGGGTCACAATCAGCCGATCGCCGACCAGTCGCACATATTGGCCGTCGGCGTTGATGATGCAGCCCTGCAGCAGCAGGTCTTCGTTGCTGATGTCAAGACCCATACGGCTCAACTCCTTAGCCAGAGTGGATCCTTTAACCCCCGATTTGGATCCTTTCGTACAGTTATTGACAGAACTCCGAGGGGGGCGGCTGCCGCCGCCTGACTGCAACTCGCTGCGCTCGCCCACTGCAGGCTCGCGCTGCTCGCCCAAACCCGACCCGGTGACACCCTTGCGCACTATCTGCCAGCCCTCGGTGCGGGTGACCGCGGTGGTCATGCCGATGTCGGTGATCAACCCCATCAGCTTGAGGACGTCCTCGCCGTATTTGTTGGCGGCTTCATCGAGGCGCTTGGAGAGGCGGATCAGGTGCTCCTTGCGGGGCCGGTCGATGCCACCCATGGCGTCTATGAAGTCGCCCCAGCGGTTGTTGTCGGCTGCGGTGCGGGCGGCTTCGAGGATGCAATCCCACTCGATCACCTCGTCCCCCAGGCGGCGCAGCTCGCGCCACACGCTCACGGCAGGGCCGCCGATCTGCTGAAACTGACGGATGCGCCAGCAGCTGGCCCAGGCGGCCACGGCGATGGTGGTGTGGTCGACGGGGGCCTCTGCCTCGTAGTCCATCCCGACATTGTGGCCGTCGATGTTCTTGGCGATGTATTTGGCGATGTAGCCGGTGGCGCTGCCCTTGCTCGGGTCAATCACCTTCCAGTTCACCCTGGGGTTGATAGCTTTCACCACGGCCGGGTCTTCGACGTTCAGCAGCCACTTGATGCGTGGGAACTTGTTGCGGATCGGCAGCTCAGCCAGGGCATCGAGCTGCGCACCGTTTGGCATCTTGAGCTCGGCCCGATTGGTAGCGGTGAAGTGGTAGGCGAGCAGGGTCAGGAAGTCGCGCTGATGCTCTGGGTTGATGAACAGCAGGCAGTGCCAGTGCGGGGTGCCGTCGTGGTGTGGCTCGACCACCCGAAAGCCGAAGGCCATGATCCCCTCACGGGCCAGCGCCGCCCGAAAGCGCGCCCACTGCTTGCACAGCAAGCGATTGGTGTCGGTCGGGGTGCTGCCGTTGAAATCGTCGTTCTGGTAGGTCTTCGACTTGTCTTTGCTGCCCTGGCGCCAGGCGTGATAGCTGGAGGGGGCGGTCAGGGTCAGGAACAGGCCCAGTTTGCCCTGCTCCTGCGCCATGTCTTCAAACCCCCTCATGCGCACCATCAGCTCATGACGGCGGATCTCCGGGTTGGCCACGGATGCCATGATGGCGTCAGCCAGGTCAATCTCTTGCCCCAGCTCTTCATTGACGGCGCTCATGCCCGCCATCCATGCCTGCTGTGCTGCCTTGCGCTGGGTGAACTCGCGCACCGCGTGGGCGCTGGCATAGGGGCTGACCCCCTTGCGAACCTGGCCGGTGAGGATGGCGATCAGCTCGCAGTAGATGGCCCAGGCGCGGTTAATCTTGCGCAGCCACCAAGACTCATCGAGCAGGCGTACCAGCAGGCTGGCGGCGGCCCCTTCGAACTTGTCCACCTCGTCAGCCAGATCGTCCCGCTCTTCTTGGCTCAGTGGGCGGCGCAGCAGGCGTTCTACCTTGGTGCGTGGGTGGATCGGCAGGGTGGGGCAGAAGTGCCACACCTTGGCCTGGGCTCCGATATCGGCCAGCAGCTCGGCGGCGGTGCACTCGTTACCGGCCCGGGCCAGCAGTTGCTGGCAGCGGCGCGCCCACTCGGCGGCGACCAGCTCGCGGCGCACGTCGTTGCGCAGGTCGATCACCGGGACGGGGAAGCGGCTTTGAGCAGCGGCGCAGGCATCCACCATGCGGCGCAGCCAGATGTTGGCGGTCTTGTGGTTGGCCGGGTAGCGGTGCAGGTAGTGCTTGGCCAGCGGCTTGGCAACGTGCCACTCAATGCGGGCTAGCTGTTCCGCTGCGCCGGCCATGTTGACGGCGTGGACGCCGACCAAGTAGCGCTGGGGGAGCTGGATGCCGTGCAGGTTGGTGATGGCCTCGATCATGCTGCCTCCACCTGCGCATCTGCGCACATCTCTGGCAGGTTGGCTCGCACCAGAGCCGCAGCCAAAGGCGGGCACACTGCATTGCCGCAGCGGGCCACCTGCGCGGTTTTGGTGAACTTCTTGCCGGTGGCGTCATGGTCGATCACGTAGTCGGCCGGGAACCCCTGCGCGGCGAACAGCTCATGGGGCTCGAGCATCCGCATGCCGATATCGACGATCTGGTAATCCTCGCCGCGCACGGTGACCAGACCGAAGCGGTCCCGGGTGGTCACGGTATGCAGTGGCTCAGAACAGGGGATGGTTGAGTCGGTGCCGTAGTACTTGAGCAGGAAGGCCCGCACCTCGCCGATATGCAGCCCGCCGGCTGTGACGGTTGGCATGGGCTCAGTCACCGGCTGGCCGTGCTGGCAGGTGCCGCGCAGTTTTACCAAGTGGCTGGTGACCAGCGCATTGTGGTCAACGGTGGTCACGGTCGGCAGCGGCTGGGTCAGCTCTGCACCGACGACGCCGGTGTAATGCTTGGCGAGGAAGGCGGTCACCAACTGGCTCTTGTCGGCCTTGACCATCACTGTACCCAGCGGATCCTCTACGGATTGGCCGACAGAGTTGCCGAACTGGCGGGCGATGACCGGTGCCACCAGAGCGAAGTGCCCGCCCTTTACCTGGGCGCATATGGTGCGCAGTGGCTCATCCGCTGGCATGTTGCGCTGATGGCTGGCGTTGGCGAACTCGGTGATAAAGGGGGCAAGGGTTGGTTGCACAACGGCAAACCCCGGCGTGGCAGTGACCGTTTGCAGCGGCTCGTTGATACCCTGCCCACGGAAACAGTCATATACAGTTCGGGTGCTGGTGTGGTTGCACTTCACGATGAATGGCTCGGCGACATTGATGACGAACCGCTCCAGCCCCTTGGCAATCCGGCGCAGGGTATTCTCGGCCAGAGGCCGTTTGCGCTCGAAAATGGAAGGACACGGGATCGACCAGTCGATCACATCAGCAGCGGTTGGCCACGGCAGCAGCTTCCCGGCTTTCACCGCAGCACTGGCGGGATCGCCATGGGTCGGCTTGGGCCACACGATGGGGGCGCCATCCCGGCGGGCAATCAGGAACAGGCGCTTGCGGATGGTCGGGGTGCCGTAGTCGCAGGCGCGCAGCTCCCGCCACTCCACCTTGTAGCCCTGGCGGCGCAGGGCGTTGATAAAGCTGTTGAAGGTGCGGCCCTTCTTGGCCGGGTCCGGGCGAGCGTTACCCTCAGCGTCGATCAGCAGCGGGCCCCAGGTCTGAAACTCCTCGACGTTCTCCAGCATGATCACCCGGGGGCGAACAGTCGCAGCCCAGCGCAGGGTGACCCACGCCAAGCCCCTGATCTTCTTGCTGACAGGGGTCGAGCCCTTGGCCTTGGAGAAGTGCTTGCAGTCGGGAGACAGCCAGACCAGCCCCACAGGGCGGCCGGCCACCACATCACGCGGCACGATATCCCACACTGACTCGCAATAGTGCTCTGTGGTTGGGTGGTTGACGGTGTGCATGGAGATCGCGTCGGGGTCGTGGTTGATGGCGATCTCAGGGCTGCGGCCCAGTGCCATCTCGATCCCCGTGCTGGCCCCACCGCCGCCGGCGAAGTTGTCTACCACGATTTCGTTGAAGAGGCTGAAATTCTGTTCTCTCATTTGCACACCCCGCACTTACGGTCTGCATACTCGTTGGGCTGCAGGTAGCGTCCGCAGTCGCTGCAGGTCGGCACCAGCTCCATGTCTGCCAGCCGATCAGACCAGCAAGTGGCCTCGCAGAAAGAGAGGCTGGTTAGGCGGTTGCCGGCCAGGATGACCGGGCGCACATGGCCGAACTCGCCGCAGCAGCTGCAGCGCATCGAAATGCGGGCGGCTTCCTGTTTCACCACGGTTTCGCTGGCGGCGCGGGCCAGTGGCCAGCAGGTTTCGACGCAGTAGGGATAGGCGCGGCGACCGTGCCGGCCGGTGACCGGCAGGCAAACAGCCATCTGGCGGCACTTGGTGCAGGGCTCCAGGGTGACCATTTGCGATGGTGCTGGGCTGTTTGCAGGGCGCACGACGCCCAAAGCCGGGGCAAGCCCGGCTGGTTTCTGGTGAGTCATTAGTGAGAGCCCCCTGATGTTTTCAGTTGGCGGAGTGATGCTGCGAGTTCGGTAAGGTGAGCAGTGCTGACATAACGACGGCCATCCACCTCGATAGCGCCACTCCCATCTTGCTCCAATGTCGCAACGATGCTTTCGAGCACAATGGCGCGGTGGGTATTGGCGTTGATTCCGTATTGCTCCTGCACTATCGAATCCGGCACCTCAATTTCAAGGTTCTCTGTATGCATCAGTCGGATGCGCATTTCAGGTGTGAGCTTGATGGACAACTTCATACCGCACCCCCAGCATGAAGTGTTCTGATTTTGGCTGATGCTTGACGGGCGGCCTGGCGCGCTTGGCGGCACAAGGTCAGATGGGTTCTGGCCGGGGTGCGCTGGCCATGGGGGCCATCTGCGCGCAGGTCTACCAGGTCAAGCTGCAGGCCGTGCAGTCGTGCTTCGGCGTTCAGCATTTTGTCGACCCACTGGTCGATCAGTTGTTGGTGGCTCATCTGATGGTCTCCCCCAGTCCGTGGAGCGGTTCGCACTCTGCCCACCACTCGGCAATCTCTTTGGCCAACGCAACCTCGTTGCTGCCCAGCGCCAGCCAATACACGGCGCGGATGGCGCCCAGGGCCAGCAGCTCTTGTGCGATGTTGCGGTTTCGGCGGGCATCGCTGCCCGAGGTGTTGAATTCTTCCTGGGCGACTTCCCAGTGCTTGGTCAGCTGGCTGACCGGTGCCGGCGGCTGCATGTGGGCCGGGCCAGATTCGCCACCGCCCAGCTCATCGAGCGGCGGCTCCAGTTCGAACAGGTCATCACGCATGCCGGCCCCCTTTGGTATTCAGGTTTAGCCAGAGCGAGCGCCAGGCATGTGCATTGGCGGCGTGGTACTGTGCCGCAATGTCGTCGGAGCGAGTCATATTGCGGCGTCGTGCCAGTCTGGCCAGATACCAATGGCACTCCTTCACATTGCGTAGTGCGTTCGAAATCGCTACATTGCGCATATCAGTTACCTCAGTTGCTGATGGAAACCCCGCTGGTGCTGTAACACCGTTAAAGCGGGGTTTTTCTTTAGGTTTTCAATACATTCCAAGGAGCGAGTGATGTTCGACATCAAGTACCATCCCGAAGCTGCGAAACCTGCTTTTCATGAACAACTGGCCAAATTCGTAAAGAAAGATGTCGACGATGGCCCTGACTACCCGCTGGTCGTTGAGAATGAATCCGGCCAGATTTACTGCACCATCAAGGCCTATGGGTTGGGCAGTTTTGTCGCCATCGACCAGTTCCTGGGTGGGCTGGGATTGCGAGACAAGTACCAGGGCACAGGGCGAGATGGTCATTTCGTGGTGACTAAATAACCCTCCCTCTAGCGGCCTCAGTGGCCGCTTTGTTGTGCTCCTTCATGCCGCTCAATGGCCGCCAGTGCTTTGGTAATGTAGAGGCCGAAGTCGATCTCAACGCCCGCCGCTCTTGCCTGTTTGTTTGCCTCTGCCGCCAGCTCTTTTGCCCGCACTTCCCGTTCACTGCTCGGCGTATTAATCACGGTTTTCTCGAAACGGCTGGCGATGTCGCTGATGGTTGATTGCTGGATGTTGTGCATGGTCTGTCTCCTTATTGGCCGTTCCTGGCCGCTCTTCTCAACGCCGCGATGCGGCCTTCCAATGTGCTCGCCTTCTCGTTAAGCAAGGCGCGCTGCTTGTTCTGGTGTTCTGCCTGCTCCCGCTCGCTGCCGGTCGGCATCTCACGGCCTGTGAGGCGGTGCCATTCGCGGCGGTGCAGCACACTGCCATCAAATTCGTGCAAGGTGCCCAGCAGCTCGCCCAGGGCGAGGCGGATGGCCTCTTGCTGTTCAAAGTCGAACTGGTCCAGCTCGCGCCCGGCTTGGGTAGTCGACACCCCGGCCGCGTAGCAGATGACGGCGCGGGCCTTGGTAGACAGGCGTGACCAGCGGCTGGCCGCCCCATTGCGGCCAAAGAGGCCGCGCATCTCTGCCAGCGCCTTGTCTTTGGCGCTGGGTTGTTGAACGAGCTCGAAAACCTTGGCGGTGTTCATGGGGTGGCCCTCCTGTTATGCCTGCAGCAGCCTGACCAGCCAGTGGCGGCGCGGCTGGCAAGCTGGCTTGAAGCGCAGCGCACCACGGCGGCCGCGCTGGTCTTCCAGATAGCTGCCATCAGTGCGGGTGGTGTTGCGCATCACCGGCTCGTCGCTATCGGTGACGACGGTGGCGCGGGTGAACAACAAAAACGGCAGCGGGATCAGGTCCGGCTGCTCGGCGCGAAGTTTCATGCTGGCTCCTTGAGCGGGATGCTCTTCGACATGGTTTTGTGGTTTTTGCCCACGCCCTTGCAGGTCGGCAGCACGATGGCCGGATTGGGCATGGCGGATGGGCTGATGGTGCCGATGATTTCAAACGCGGCCTTGAAGGTGTGGCCGCAGTCGACATTGCTACAGGCATAGAAGGCATGGCCTGTCAGCGGGCTCATCTTGGTGGATGAACGAGTGGTGGAATGGCAACCGCAGTGGGGGCAAATCAATCTCATGGTCTTGGTCTCCTATGCGCCGAGGGCTGCGCGGGCCATGTCGGCAGCACACGCAAGACCAGGGACGGCGTGAAAGCGGTCTTCGACTTCGGTTGCCAGCAGCACAAGGTGCTCGATGCCAGCCCAGATGCCGGTGACGACGGTGTTTCGGTTGTTCTTGGTGACGCGGTCACCGGCAAGAATGGTGGTTGCTTGGGCTGTGACGCCGAGGATCTGGGCGCTGGCATTGAGTGCCTGCTGGGCGCGGGCCTCTGGCGCAACCTTGGCAGCCCCCGGCAGGCGAACGGCAGTCAGACCGCAGTCAAACAGCAGGCCATCAAACAGGGTGTCGTCGCCGGTGGCTTGGTAGATGGCTACCAAGTCACGAGCGGTCAGTTGATGTGGCTGGTCTGGGTTCAGCTTGTTGCGCAGCATCTGCTCACCGATGCCTGACTCTCTGGCTATATCGGCGATGGAGTAACGCGCAGCGAAAAGTGCGCATGCTGCCTCGTAGTTCTGCTGTTTGGTTGCGGTCTGTTTAAACATGGTCGTATCTCCGTGAATAAACGAGACTCAACGAGAGACAAGCGCGACGGATTGGCATTGCATCCGCAGGGCTTCAAGATTAATGAGTACTTTTGATGAGCGTCCTTTCTTTGGGAGAATTGGCAGGTAGCCTTCACTGATAAGAAGCTGCACATACCTCTCGCTAAAGCCTGTGTTCTCGGCAAAGTACTCTTTAGAGCAAACTGGCAGGGTGAAAGATGCTGCCATTTGTGGCATGCTCACCGGTGATTTGTCATCGTTTGCTTTCATTTGTCCCATTTTGTTCCCTCTATACTAGGCGGCGAAACCTTATGTATTCGGAATTCTCGGGCAGATGAAACCATTCGTCAAGGTTTGCTGAAAACTTTTTGTCGTTATTTGCTCTGAAATGGGGTTCCTTATGGTTTCGTTTAATCCGTCCGACTTTGATCGGCAGGCTTTTGCCGAGCGCTTGAAACAGATCATGGGTAGCGAGTCTCGCAAGTCATTTGCACGCCGGGCCGGGATGTCTGATACATCAATCCGAAAGTATGAAAACCTTGAGGCGCTACCCAACGTAGAGCGACTGATCGGCATTGCTGTTGCCGGTAATGTGGATATCAGGTGGTTGATATGCGGTGACAAGTGGCAGTCAATCCTTGTTCCGCATCAGAGAGAACCCTTTGAATGGCCAGACGGTACAGACAAAGTATGCAGTACTGATGAAATGCGCTGGCCAGATGGAACAGACATTGATGTATCTTCATCGGCGCTCATGCGCAAAAATGAGTCCTCTCAACTAGCACTCAATGATTCTGATTTCACAAAGATCGACAGCTATCAGGTGTTCGCCTCCGCTGGGCACGGTCAGTATGTTAATGACGAGCAGAGGTCAGAACCGATGGCGTTCCGAACCGAGTGGCTGAGAAAGGAAGGGTTAAAGCCCGAGCGGCTGGCAGTGATCCGGGCGAAGGGCGACAGCATGGAGCCCACCATCTCTGATAACGACATCATCTTGCTGCACATGGCCAACGGCGAGGCGCCGAGGGATGGTCTTCATGTTATTCGGATGGAAGGCGGGCTGTTCGTGAAGCGCCTGCAGTTCTCTCCCCTGGGTGACGTGAAGGTGGTCAGCGATAACCCCACCTATCAGTCTTGGGAATTCACCAAAGAACAACGGGCAGACCTGCATGTGGTTGGCAGGGTTGTTTGGGCTGGTAAGAAATTCTGAGTTTTGTAGCAATGCTCTCTATTAAATAACAATCAGCTAAAGGGATAAAAAAATGAACAACAAGGTTGTACTTGCAATTGCATTTTCAGCAGTGCTTTTCGGCTGTGGCCCCATGGATCCAAAGACGACTGTCTTACCATCTGACATATCTACTTGGAAATCCGATACCAAACTGGAAAGTTCAGTCAAGAAGTTAGGCGAAGAGGATAAGCGCTTGTTGCTGGCTTATTCTGTGCGAGCTGGCATGGGTCAAGCCTTTGGTGGCGAAGGTATTCCACAGGGTACAACTATCGGCTCTGCGATAGAGACCCAAAAAGCGTGGGAAGAAGCACAGCGTCAAGCGAAAGCTCAGCAGGAGGCACTGGCTGCTGAGGTTAAAAAGAAGCAATTGGAAAGTTTGAAGGAAATGAACGCGGCTCTAACAACAAGCCTGATGGGACTCAAATTCGTCCCTTCAGACTTCCAAGCGCGGCGCATTTCAGACCTATTTGAGATTCAAGTTGCGTTCAAGAATAACACTACTGAAAAAATGATTGGCGTTCGAGGAACCGTGGTATTCAAAGACGTTTTTGGTGAAACAATCACACGCATAAACCTGTCGAATGATGGTGATATTCCCGCAGGACAAACTGTTATTTACAACGGTAGTTTCGACTACAACCAATTCAGGGATCAAGATGTCAAGTTGCGAAATACTGAGCGCAGCAAGCTGACGTTTGAATGGGAACCTGACGTCTACCTTTTCGAAGGTGGTAAGAAGCTGACGATGCCTGGTCGAAATGGATAAAACGCTCCAGTGATGGGGCTTTACTGCGATGACAGTTCGTAAACTAACAGACGGCTCGGCCAACCCCTGGTTGGCTGAGGTTTACCCTCAGGGGCGTTCCGGCCCCCGCAAGAGAAAGCGCTTTGTCACCAAGGGCGAGGCTGTGGCTTGGGAGCGTTTCATCCTCGATGAACATCAGGCCAAGCCTTGGTTGGGGCATGAGGCAAAAGAACATCGCACCCTGCAGGAGCTGATCGATCTCTGGTACAAGCTTCACGGGCAAACCCTCAAGCGCAATCAGGTCAGGCTGGCCAAACTGCAGATCATCTGCAACGGCATGGGCAACCCCAAGGCGATCGATGTCACCCCGTCGATGTGGGCGCACTATCGGGCCAAACGGATGGCCGGTGAGATCGACAACGGTTGGAACGTGGGAGCCAAGAAGGCGATCACTGCCCGAACGGTCAATCAGGAGCTGGCCTTCCTCAAGGCGGTATTTGGGGAGCTGATTCGGCTGGGCGAGTGGCAGCATGCCCACCCGTTGCAAACGACGATGAGCATCAAGACGCCCGACCCTGAGATGACCTTCTTGCAACCGGCCCAGATTGCCGAGTTGCTTCATGCTGCCCAACAATTCCCTAACCCTGACTTGGCTCTCATCATCAAGATCTGCTTGGCGACAGGGGCCCGCTGGCGAGAGGCCGAGGCGCTGACAACTTCGCAGGTGACACCGTTCCGGATCACCTATACCAACACCAAGGGCAAGAAAAACCGGACAGTCCCGATCAGCCAGGCGCTTTACGGTGAACTGATGACCGGTGATAGAAGTGGTCGGTTGTTCAAACCCTGTTATCTGGACTTCGGGCGGGCGCTGAAAACGACTGGGATTGAGTTACCGGATGGGCAACTCACCCATGTGCTGCGCCATACCTTTGCCAGCCACTTCATGATGAACGGTGGGAATATTCTGGTTCTACAAAAAATTCTTGGGCACGCCAACATCAGGGACACGATGCGCTATGCCCATTTTGCACCTGATCACCTTGAGGATGCAGCCAGACTTAACCCGCTAGAAATGTGGCGACAAAGTGGCGGCAAAGCCTGTAATGATGTGATCTGATATGTTCAGAAAATCATGCCAATTCCAGCAAACACAACAATATGGCCGGCTATGTCACACCTTAACTACAATCATCTCTACTGTGTGCTGTTAAATAATTGCTTTTAAATCAATTGGTTGAATTATTTGTGGTGAGTGGTGGCGATAAAGTGGCGACGAAATTTGATGGTGCCAGGGCATTTTAAGGATGGAGTAAAAATAGCGTGTCACACCTTAACTACAACCATCTCTATTATTTTTGGATGACCCAGAAGAAGGGCTCCGTCACGCAAGCGGCGGAAGCCCTCTTTTTGACCCCGCAGACCGTCACCGGCCAGATCAAGCTGCTGGAGCAGCGCCTCGGCGGCAAATTGCTGATAAGAAAGGGGCGCTCCCTGGAGGCGACCGAGCTGGGCCAGCTGGTGTTCCGTTATGCCGACAAGATGTTCAGCCTCTCCTACGAGATGCTGGATATCGTCAACTACCGCAAGGAGAGCCAGATCCTGTTCGACGTCGGCATCGCCGACGCTCTCTCCAAACGCCTCGCCAGCCGGGTGCTGCTCTCCGTCATCCCCAATGATGGCTCCATCCACCTGCGCTGCTTCGAATCGACCCACGAGCTGTTGCTGGAGCAGCTGAGCGAACACAAGCTCGACATGATCCTCTCCGACTGCCCGGTGGACTCCAGCCAGCACGCCGGCCTGCTCTCCAAGCGACTCGGTGGTTGCGGGGTCAGCTTCTTCTGCAAGGCGCCGCTACCATCGTTGCCGTTTCCCGCCTGTCTGGAGGAGCGCAAGCTGCTGATCCCGGGCCGGCGTACCGCCATGGGTCGTCAGCTGACCCAGTGGTTCGAGCAGCAGGGGGTCTCCCCCAGCATTCTCGGCGAGTTTGACGATGCGGCTCTGATGAAGGCGTTCGGCTTCTTCAACCAGGGCATCTTCATGGCGCCCACCATCTACCGGGAGGAGATCCTGGAAGGGGAGGGGGTGATGCTGCTGGGCGAGACCCAGGATCTGATGGAGGAGTACTACGTCATCTTCGCCGAGCGGATGATCCAGCACCCGGCGGTAAAACGGGTGTGCGAGAGTGATTTCTCCTTCCTGTTTGCCGGCCAGGAGGACTTTGCCATGATTCAACCGGCAACCCTGTCATTTTAA